ATCAGCCGCTGAGCAGCCGCTCATGTTCAAGATTCTCTCCATGAGCCTCCCGACGGAAACGCAGGCCATGGTACTGAACAAGTACAATAGCCTCCAGAGTCTTGACCCTGGTAGTGGCGAGTACTTCAAGCTCCGCGCCTGGCTTGAGAAGTTGACAAGTGTTCCCTTCGGCCTCTACAAAGATATCCCTGTGAAACTCGAGGATGGCACAGATGCATGTGGTGCATTCATGGACCGCGCTCGTCGCTGCATGGTGGATGCAATCTATGGACAGGAGGAGGCCAAACTTCAGATTCTCCAGTTCATCGCAAGCAAGATTGCCAATCCGAGTGCACGCGGTATGAGCCTTCTGCTCGTGGGCCCTCCTGGTATTGGTAAGACGAGTCTGATTAAGAATGGAATTGCCAAGGCGCTCGACTGGCCATTTCAGTTCATCAGTCTTGGTGGTGATTCGGATGCCACGACCTACACGGGTCACCAGTTGGTCTATGAGAGCAGTCACTGCGGCAAGATTGTCAACTCCTTCGTTGCGGCGAAGTCCATGTCCATGGTGCTGATGTTTGATGAGTTAGACAAGATCAGTGGTACGCCAAAGGGTGAGGAGGTTCAGAATATGCTGATTCACCTTACGGACCCTGTACAGAATGGTGACTTTGAGGACAAGTACCTCTCAGGCGTGCCGATTGACCTGAGTAAGGTGATGTTCGTGTTCAGTGGTAATGACATCACAAAGATTGACAGAGTACTCCTTGACCGCATGATTGTCATCGAACTCCAGGGATACAATGCAAAGGAGAAGTTGGCGATTGCCGAGCAGTATCTTGTACCCGCAGCCCTAAAGGAAGTAAATCTTATGGAGAAAGTTGGTATCTCAAGTGAGATACTCCAGTATGTCATTGAGGAATATGCCAAGGAGGAGAAGGGAGTCCGCCAACTCAAGCGCTGTGTAGAGGGCATCATGCAGAAGATTAATATGCTGCGCATCTTCAACAGTAAGGACCTCCCTTTCCACATCAAGGACTTCAGTCTGCCGTTTGTCGTCAAGAAGGAGCATATCCAACTCTTCCTGAAGAAGAAGGATCCTGGTGATGAGAGTTTCCGTTCCCTCTATGCGTAGATATAAAGGAGGGGAATAATAATTAACAAACAACTAAATGGACCTATCTGGAACTCTTTTTTGTACGCTATGTCAAGATTCAATTGACTTAGCGCAGAAAAAAATAGAATTACCCTGTAATCATACACTTCATACGCAGTGTTTTTTAATCTACGTGTCTAGAGCCCCACTTCAATGCAATCTCTGTAGAAATCCTTTAATAACAGAGGAACTTGAAGATATTGGTCGAGTGCAGTACCGCGAAAGAGAACAAGAGCGAAGAGAGGAAATCTATGCGCAACTTATGGCAATTCCTGGATTTGTTGGCGATCTGAAGAAAGTGAAAAAACAGATTGCATCTGTACGAAAGGCGCGGAGTAAGTTTTTTAAAATAGGATCTTCTGCTAAACGCCATTTTGCTACAGAAACATTGGCGATGAAGGGAATTTTGCAACGAATGATTTTCGAGAAAAAAAAAGCACTCTTAGAATCTGAAGAGTGTGCAAACTTGCGCTATGAGGGCAAAATCTATACTCGTGCTCTTAGAGAATTTAATACAAAATATGAGCCTCACACTATAAATGAAATAACCTCAATACCGCAGTTTAAAATCAAGAGAGACGCGGGGTATTATTGGTTTTCACGATTTCCGAAGTGGAGGATGCGTAGTTGGTTTTCTCTGAAGTTGTGGTAGTTGCTTGCCACATCTGATCTTGACGGCCGCGCTCAGCCTGCATCTGTGCAAGGCGGGCTGCCATTTCGGTTGCTGCTGCGCCCTGGGGTCTCGGCTCACACGTCGCACTTGAGGACATCATCCGCATTTTGCGAATGTGACAAGACATCTTCTACAATAGAATAGAGATTTTGTAGAGAATCTCCTGGATTGGAAATATATACATCTGCTCTGTATGTATCCAGAATATGCTCAGAGACATCATCTACAGGTGACTCATCTCGATCTCTGAAACTAATTCTCCAAATGGCAAACTCATGTTTCTCTTTAATGGCAAATTCGAGAATCACCCTGATTTCATTCAAATATCTCGTATCTGAAATGACGATATTTGAATCTGGGAATTCCTTGGAAATATGTCTCATAGTCTCAATTGCATAAATATCATCTCCAAATCTGGACTTATCAATGCGAGCCACATCAAGAAGAATCTGTCGGATAGTTTTCTCAGAATAGCCTACACGCCAGAGTTGCCGTTTTCCTTCTTGAGAATCGGCGAGTTCTCGTGGAAATGTGTAAAGTTCGGCAGCAAGATCCTTGAGCGGAGTTGCAAAGGCAAACTTCTTGTATCCATGTTTGCTAACCAAATAATCGGCGACCGTATCTTTTCCGGACCCTGACCAACCTGAAAGTAAAATGATCTTCATGACCGGCAAAAAAAATTTGATTTCATTCAAATTTCATTTGAACCTTAGAAATGGCTCCTATGTATTGTGTTTGCTACACGTATTCGCAAAACAATACTATCCATCGCGGAGGGGCGATTTCCTATGAAGATGCACAGGCATGGGTTGCCCATCTTAATAAAAAATATTCTGATATGCATCATTGGGTTGAGGAGATCTAGTTCTTTGCCCGGTAAATCATGACATATGTACTAGGACTCATAATCGGCTTCTCAGTACGGTGAGTCCTCTCATCATCATAGATATACCACTTTCCATCAAGAGGACTTAGACCCTGTGCAGTGTAATGTCCACCACGAGCACTTCCGTGATGGTCTACGACAGACTGAAGTCCGTACTCAAACTTTTTTGATTTCTCTGGGCTTGCCTCTGAGAAGAAGTCGCTAAGGCAGAGTGGCTCCTCTTCATGTTTCCACTGGGTAGTAATCTTTCGGCCATCGGGCAGAAATCGCTTTTGCACAACAATCAAGCAGCGAGGAAGACGCCAGATTGCCATTTTACGCTTTGCTAGTGTGCGAGCGGGGCATTTGTCGCAGTGGTAGCCTTCAATCTCCTCCTCCTTCCAATCGGCCTTGAGCATCTCCTTCAGAGTCTGTGGACCCTCAGGAACTATTGTAGGTACCGTGATTTTTAGACTATTGAAAGTCTCGTAACGGTAGGTCTTATTTTTGCACTCTTGGCATTCGGTCTGATACTCCATGAGTCCAAACCAAATATCAACAATCGGAGTATACTGCTTCTCAAAATTCTGTTTCCACGATTCAAGAGCGGCCTGGATTCGCCGATCCGTATCATTCAGACTTGGACCACGCTGAATAATATAATTTACAGACTCCTTGGTTCCCTCCAGAAACTGGTCAAGAAGAAACATCATGAATTCATGGGCATCCTGAGGCTGACGGCCACGGAAATGCTCATAGCCTGCATGTGTGGCAGCGGCGATCATATCCTTCCAGAAGGCATCTGGAGAGATATAGGCAGGTGAATGGGTGGTCCACATTGTGCGAATGAGATCTCGATAGGAATCAAAGAGTGTTCCAGAATAATTATCATGCTTCTTTTTGAGGTCAGATGTCTCAGACATACAGAGATAGGTCATCTCGGTAATTTGGCGAAGAGCCTGGACTGCAGAGTTCGCATAGCAGGTGTTTCCTAGATTTCGAAGTCCCACAATTCCAACTGGGCCCTTGATCTCCTTTGATTTCTCAGATGGCTCGGTAGTAGGTTCCATTGTATAGACTTCAAAATGAAAAGGTCGCCGTTCAAATTTGAAGTTGCTTTTTCACGCAGAGATATATAGACATGTCTGAACCTGCGCCCCGTCCACCCTACGAAACTCTCTATGGCGTAGGACTTCTTGACGATATTCATAATTATTATCCTGCTGTGCTCTATGACCCCACACGATTCCATTCAGTAGGTGCACTTCTTCACTATTTCCAGATACAGACGCGCGAACGATTTGATCTCTTTACATTTGGTCAGCGTGCCTATCTGGCTACACAATTAGCAGCCGAGCCCGAAGCGACAGAGACTACCGATGTCAGTGGTGTACGGACACCGCCTATTCGTCCAAGGGTCCCTTATGCACCGTATCCGATCTATCGGACGGCTCGTTTGGTTATGGATGATGAACTCGATACAAATGAGAACGCTGCTCGCAATCTTCTAACAACTCTGCTTGGCGCACTTGGAGGTGGTGGAGGCTTGGCTCCGCCGAACTTTGAAGATGTAGAAGTGGCTCCTACGGCAGAACAGATTACTCTGGCAACTACACAGTTGCATGTGGATGAAAATATGATCTGCTCAGTCTGCATGGATACAATTACTACAGAGGATGATGCCCGCAGAATTAATCATTGCCAGCACTCCTTTCATGTAGGATGTATTGATACATGGTTTGTTCGGAATGTTCGCTGTCCCGTGTGTCGTCACGATATTCGTGAAACGACAAATGAGTCAATTGAATAAAAATGTTTAGATGTTGGGCTCTGCAGGGGCTTGGCTCTTTCCACGCGCAGCAGTGGCAGGCCGCATGGCACGGCTTCTACCTCTTGCAGGTGCGGCAACCGGCTTATTGGCAGCCGGCGCATTTGCACCATTGTTTGTACTCTTCTTAGAACCATTCTTCGCACCATTTTTGCGTGTGCTGTGGCAGAACTTTGAGCAGAATCTGCAGCGACCGATGTAGTCATCCGCCTTGATATTCTTCAGGGTGGCATTGTTTCTCTTCATGCCTGTAGCACGCGCCTTCGCTAAACCGGGCTTGTAGGCTTCAGGAAGGGCCTTACCCTTGCCCACCTCCTTCCAGGCCGCATCGATATTCTTGGACGCCTCATCCATAAGAGTTGCGGCAAGTTCCTTTACTGCCGCGGAGTTGGCACGCGCAGCCTCATCTGCAGCCTTCTTGAGTGCTCCTTTTTCCTGTGAGGCATCAAGTTTTGCGAGGTTCTTTGCCAGTTTTTCGTTCGCTTCTTTGAGAGCCTTTTCAGCACGCTCCTTGGCCGCAGCAGCCGCGGCCCTGAGTTCAGCCTCACGCTGCTCCTTTGTCTTAGCAGGACCTCTGGATACTGAGCGGGAACGCGGCCTGCCTTCCTGGCCAATCTTAAACTGTGCCTTGTACTTCTCAATGATCTCAGCCTTCTTCGCGTCAATCTTATCCATTTCACCCTTACCCTCAAGTTTTGCCAATTCATTTGCCGAAATAACTAAACTAGGCTTAGCATCTAACCATTGGTCAGCCGTTAAGGATACAGCGCTCATAATTTCCTCCTTGTATTTCTTAATCATTGCAGTCTTTGCTGCTGCCGCTGCCATTTCTATCTTAGACTCAGTTTTTAATTAGATTTGCAAGATCATCGGGGAGTTCCTTGATGGTCGTCTGATAATGGGACTCAATATCCTTCATTGCATTCACTTCATCTCCAGAAATCAGATTAATCGCAGTCCCCTTGCGGCCATAACGGCCACTGCGACCAATGCGGTGAATATAGTTCTCGCGCTGCGGTGGCAGTTCAAAGTTAATTACAAGACTCACCTGCTGAACATCAATACCACGAGCAAGGAGGTCAGTGCTGATAAGCACCCGGACATTTCCAGAACGGAACGCCTGCATCCGGTTCCTACGCTCATCAACCTCCATTTCACCGTGAATATAGGACAGGGGGAATCCCTCGGCCATCATCTTCTCTGCGAGCCACTCGGCACGCTGGCGCTTGTTACAATAGATAATCGCCTGGTTTACGGTCAGTTGCTTGTAGATATCACAGAGAGCATCAAACTTCCACTCCTCCTTCTGTAGCATAACGCAGTACTGCGAAATACCTTCGAGAGTCACCTCCTCGGGAGGAATCAGAATACGCACCGGGTCACGTAGGAGTTTATTAGCAACCTCAATCACTTCCGCGGGCATCGTTGCACTGAAGAGTGCAACCTGAGTCTGCTTCGGGAAACCCATTTGCAGGATACAGAGGATCTGCTCCTTGAAGCGATCCTCAAGCATCTGATCAGCCTCATCAAGAACAAGTACGCGAATGTACTGGCGATTGAGTTGGCCGCGATTCATGAGGTCGAAGATACGGCCGGGAGTTCCTACAATGAAGTGAAGCCCGCGCTCAAGTGCACGCAGATCATCGCGAATAGGGGTTCCTCCCGTCGCTGAATAGGTCTTCAGTTCCATATAGGCACCGAGTGCCTGCGCAACCTTCTCAATCTGTTGTGCAAGTTCACGTGTAGGTACAATAACTAAGACCTGAGGCTTCATAAGACTAGGATCAATCTTTGTAAGTGCTCCTACACAGAAAGTACCCGTCTTTCCAGTACCTGACTGCGCCTGTGCTAGGAGGTCATTGCCATTCTTAATAGGAACAATGCCACGCTTCTGGATTTCAGAGGGCTTCTCAAATCCATGAGCGTAAATACCGCGTAGTAGATTCGTCGGCAAGTCCATGTCATCAAATGTGTTGAAAATCTTCACGTCGGTCAATGGTAAATCAGTGGGCATAGTCGTCATTTTTGTATTTCTCTTTAGTAAAAACTTCATTCAAGTTTAAACCCACGCCTTAGGATAAATTTGACCGTGAGTTAAAGCAGAATGATAAAGTAGGAATAAATGGCGGATGAAAATGATGATTTCCCTGAAGAAGTAGATGTGGAGGCAGGAGACGAAGCCGAGGTGGATGCCGCGGGTTCTGGTGAGCGTGTCGAAGTGAAGTCAAGTGATCCCCTACACTTGCTCTTCCGTCATCACCCCGAATGCCGCGTCTACTATGCTGCCGCTGTGACTCCTAAACTGGCTCTTCTTGCAGCACCACCTGATTTTCCTAGCCGAACAGGTGCTCCTGATCAGAATCACAGAAGCCAACCATGGCTCTCTCAGTTTGAGAGGACAAAGATTGTAGGATTCAGGTCAAATCAACTTGCGCAGGGTGCAAAGGCCTATGTTGACCTGTCAAAGCACAAGCACATTGTAAATACGGGCGAAATTGCTCGTCTTGAACTGAATGAGGGTCGTCTACCCTTTATTGTAGCACGACTCATGCCTGATGGGCAGTTTGAGTTCTGGTCTCTTGTAGATCTATTGATTCTTTAAGAGAGGCTTAGAGCATAATTGAAAAAAGAAGAGTAATGGATAGTTGCTTTTCTTTTTTAAAAAGAGATCTGGTAAAATTATTCGATGTGCGCCAGGTCTACAATGATCCGCATGCATTAAATTTTATTCGAACAAATATTCAAAAAAATTATCTTCATGAAATAACATTTGAGACAGATTTACCCAAACGGATTGAACTTGGAGATGCAGTCGATGAAAATCCGTATCATTTATATTTTTATATGATTTCGCGTTTTTATTATTTTGATCACGGAGATACTGTTATTCCTTATTATTATGTAAGTCGCAGTAAAAGTTATTTTGCAGAGGCTGCATTGGCTGCACTACCTCCACGATTCCAACGTGAAACAGTAAAACGTGAAGAATATGAATATATTGAAATGCCTGGATGTAATTGGTATCCTGATATGATAGATGAGCCATGGATGTCGAACTATGTGCGTAATCTTTATAAACATATTTGGGAGGGGTGTAGCCAAGAGAAAGGTAAATTCTCTTTTATTTCAAGAAAACAGGGAAAAAAGAAGGCACGCCGAATTGTCAACGAGGCTGAAATGTACGAACCCTTGAAAAGTCTCGGGTTTAGTATTTATCATCTTGAAGATTTAACGTTTGAACAGCAAGTGCGGCTTTTTGCTACATCTCAGATTATTACAGGTGGACACGGTGCAGGATTGGCTCATATTATTTTTTGTGCACCAAATACACTTATCTGTGAAATAAATCACGGCCAGACACCTGCTAAAAATCACTACCTAAATTTAGCAATACAGTGTGGACTTCGTCATTATATGTATAATGGTGCTGAACCTATACCTGATGGTGAAACGGATGGATCTGAAGACTTGAAAGTTGATGTGTCTAAATATATGGCAGCCCTAGCGCATATAAAGACACTTTGTTAA